TCACAAATAATCAAACATTATTCAAATCCACTTAAATATAATTACAAACAGGTGACTGAAATGAAAAAACACAATTATAAAATGAACATATCGCAGGCAGAATTTTTTAATATTCTCGGCAATCACACCCTAAAAGATATGCCGCTTTCAAACCTAAACAGAAACGCCGCAAGCGATACAACACTTTACGGCTCTGTAAACGGTAAATCCGCAAAACTCTGTCCTCACCCTGCCGACAAATACAAGCCTTTTAATCCGATAAATGAAATTACAGCCGAAGAGTGTGGAACTCAGCTTGATGTATGCGTTAAATCTTACACAAACAAAAAAGATATAATATTTTGGATCGGTTTTCTTGTATTGGTTACGGTTTCAACCTGCCTTGTCCTTTTCCTAAGCTATCCCGAAATCTATACAGAACTGCCGTTTATATGGTTTTTGCCCGTATTCGATATAATTGCTGTTTCACTGTTATTCGGCTTTATGATAAAAAGCAACAAAAATGTTTTCTTTAAACGCTTTGAAAAGATTTTCAAGGACTACATAGTGCAATAAAAAGTAGGTTCTATGGTAAATTTTATAAAATCAAAATTTAGTTCAACCCTTTTTAAAAGGTGCTGTTTTGAGCAGAGCCAACAAAGGGCAAGTGTAAGTTTAAAAAGGAAATAATTAAATAACTTATTTTGCCAAGTACAAATTTTATTAGAAAAATATAAGTTAGATGTTCCAAGGTCACTGACCTTGGTCGTCTAAGGAAAGGGGATACTTAAGGGGAAAGGGACTCGAAATCCCTTTCCCCTTAAGCGTGCTTTCTTTTGGAGCTTTTCTTTTCACGCAAAAGAAAAGCGGAATGGTAGGCATTTTATTATAATGTATAAGTAGTTTACAGGCAACAAACTTATAAAATAATCTTTCTGACTTATTCCTACTTACGCAATTAAAAGGCTCTCGCCATTGTATTCAAGCCGCAAACGGCAAGCCATTTGTCTGTCAGACATTGTATAAAAGAAAACTATTTGCGGGCGTTGCCCACACCCACAACCTTTGAAAAGGTTGACCAAACTTTTAACTTCGGGCAGAAAATTTTTCTTTCTCTTAACTTTGTTGTCCGACCGAAAGTCGGCTAAACCATATTCACCCCAACTTTTGAAAAAGCATATTATTTTAATTAAAATAAAATCTGATGAATTTAATATTGTAAAAATCGCAGGCTGTAAGGTCGTTTGTGTCAAGCTCGTTTATAAGAATATAGTTTGCCGCAACGCCGAGCAAATATCCTGATTTTGTGACAATTGTATTTGAACCCACAAGAAAATCAATGGATACTCTTCTTCCGATTTGAGTGCGTATAAAACCGTTTAGATATTGCACACTTTCGGCTGTTACCTCATACGGATTTTTTATGTCGGTCAAAAGGCTTGCCGTCGACATTGCGGTCTGATTGTTTTGCATATTTTGCATATTCTGTTCGTTTATCATTGCGGGGGTCGGCAATGTTTCGGGATTGTACGGCTGGGTTGAATCTATGTTCTGAATTTCACGAACCGCCAAATCATTTGCAACTTCGTTATTTTGACTTTCGGCAGGGATTGTCTGTGTAAGTTGATTTATCGACTGCCCCGACGCAGGATTTCTTCTATTCAGTGCCTGTTGACCAGGACTGAAACTTTGATAATTCGGACTTGTGGGGCTAACCAATGTAGCCAGGTCAAGTATGGATGGAATTTCGTAACCGTATTCCTGAATCGTGTTCGGAATCTGATCGATGTAACAATTATAATTATTGCGGGATGAGGGATTGTTATCAAGATTATACAAAGTATTCGGGTTCAGCTGCGAACCTTTTTTGTTGTTGATGTAATTTACCAAAACAAATCACTCCTATGTGTTTTTGTAAGCCTGTGTCGGAGAATAAAAACAATGTTTACCGATACGATTGTAAATCACGCCGATATTGGTAGGAAAATAGTTTGGACAGGTTGAGGAATAAGGATTAAAAAAGAATAAAGAATTGCCGACCGAGCTGTCGGTATTGCCTGCAAGTGCCCAATCTGCAATTTCGTAGTGTATATCTTCAGGTACAATATTATACACATTTTGCGAATTGTACTGACCCCCTACGGAAGTCTTTAAGCAGGTAAACTGATTTGGCTGTGTAATGATTGCCCGCACATCTCCACCGTTGCTTATCCGTGCAAATTCCCCGTAAGGAACAGTTGACCTGTTGATAATCACAGAGGCAACCGCACGCATACCTTCAATCCCCTCTCCTCCGCTTTCGCATTTTAACAACCGAGCAAACAATTCTCTTGTGTCAAAAGCCATAAAATCACCCGCCTTACGAAAAATAATTCGGTATTGCTTATTCATTTCATTTTATGATAAAATAATAATTTAGTTACAGGTATTGACAATTTTTAATTGAGCCGTTATAATAGTTGAGTACGATAATTTAATATGGAGATGTACCCAAGTGGCTGAAGGGTCTGGCTTCGAACACCAGTAGGTCGGTAACTCCGACGCGAGAGTTCAAATCTCTCCATCTCCGCCAAAAGCACTCGAGCAATCGGGTGCTTATTTTTTGCGATAAACGCTGAAAAATCGGCTTATTTGCTATGTTTTTCAATCACTCAGCCTTTGCTTTTTGAGTGAATTTCGGTATCAAACAATATCAGCTAAAATCAATAAAGTTACACAGTAAATTACACAGTAAAAGCCCCTCAAATACCACTTTGGTATCCGAGGGGCTAAACTTATGTATTATTCTTTTTTATCGGTATCATAATCAGTCTTACTGTCAACCGAGTCTTTCAATCTGTGTACAATTTTAACTAAAAACGGTGGAATCGGTGTTCCAAGCTCGCTCAGATTTTCGAGAATACTTATAAGCTCATTGATGATAAGCCATACAGCCACAATCAATCCAAAGCAGTAGCTGCTGTAGTCAATTCCCACGCTTGCGAGTCCTGCGCAGATAAGATAATCAACAACACCACCCACGCATACGAGAACGAGGTAGCCTATCTTTTTAAGTATGCCCTTAACACCAATACGGCTGTTAAGGGTTTTATTGATGTATGCCTCTGCCATACCTGTACCATAGTCTATTATCATTACACAGATTAAAACTGCAAGCGGTACAAGCAATATGTTAAAATAAGCCGCCAATGCACCGATAGCTACTGAAACAGTAGCCTGAATAATATTGTCTTTCATTGTTTTATACCTCCCACAAATCGATACCTTCCATAGCCGCCCTCGCCTCGAGTACGGCAATATAGTCTGCCATTGATTTAATCTGCATATTATATGTACTGCGTTGACAAGTCGGAACGAAAGATAGTTCTCCCTTATCCCAATTATCAAGCATTTTCTTCAATCCCTTATAACGGATTACTAACTGCTGATATTCTGCAATAAATCTTTCCTTGTAGTCCTCACTCACCATACCGTTAATTGTTTCTGCTAAAATCATAATAATTATTCCTCACTTTCGCAAATAATTTTTTTGTTTTCAAACTTTTTATATGCGTCAAGATACATTTCGCCTTTGTCACCATTGTATGTGCATTCGTAATACATCCCGTCGTGTAATGTTGTGCTGATAAGGCATTTGTGATTTTGCAAAGTCTTACACGACCATACCACAAAAGTGTCAAAATCAGGTGTATCATCTGACTTATCTAAATGATTTAACACATACTTGTTTACCTCTGATACTGCAAGTTTAATAAAATTTGCATTTGTCATAATATTTTACCTCCTAAAAATCAAGTCAAAGTAATCTGCACTCTGTCAATGGCTTTTCCGAACGAACCTGCGTATCCGTCCTGCTTGCTGTCCTTTTCGTCATCGTGCTGCCAATCGTAATAGTCTTCATTAACTGCAGAAACTCTGTATGTAGCCTTATAGTAGCTGCCGTGTGCGGACTTAACATCAGCAGGAGTTGTATAATAAATCTGTACAGCATCAATATCCATTCCGAGAATACCGGCATAGCCGTTTACATCATCATTAAGATTAAAGCCTGTAACCCAGCTAAGCCAGTGACCGCCTTTAATATGCACTCTGTACTTAATCTTACCTTTTGTTACTCTGATTGCAAGACCGCTGATTGCCTCGCCGGCAATGCCTGCGAAGTCTGATAAACCTTTTACAGTTGGTAACCACTTACCGCCTGCAAATACGCAATATTCAATCGTAGGTTTATCATCTTTTTCAACTTTTGATTCCTCTTTGCTTTCAGAATTACTCTCAAGTTTATTTAAAAACTGTTCTTTCCACAGCTTGTCCTTTGCTGATGAACCGCACCAAAAGCCCGGGCAGATTTTGCCGTTTGCGTCATAATGACGAATTACTTTGTCTTTTTTGATGTTATACTTTTTCATAAGTCGTTGAGCAAGTAAGATTACATTTTCAAGTGTCTTGCCTGTGCATTCTGTTGTTGAACCTGCAATTTCAATTCCGATTGAGCGACAGTTAATATCCCAGTCGCCTGCATGCCAAGCAATATTTTTATCAGCAACCGAGCGAACAACAGTTGTATCATCAACAAAATAATGTGCAGATGTTTCAACTACATTATTCTTAAAGTAATTACCGTTATTCTCTGCTGTGTCGCCGTTGTTGCCGGTGTAATGAATAACAAGTGTATCAATTTCCGAAGATTTTCTGTTGCTCTCTGTGAAATTACCTTTGTTGCACCATATTTCTTTAAATTTATAAGACATATTTATACCTCCCATACCGCCATAATAGCGTTATAATATTCCTCTGAAAGCTGTTCTTTTAAGATTGACTTATCCTCATCACAGTTTGTGTAAGCGTTGCGAACATTGCCGCCGACCTGCATTTCTGTGCCGTTAATTTCAATAAATTTCTGTCTGAGTACCGACACGCTGTCCTTTGTGAGCATATCAAGTGTGATTTTTTCTGTAACCTCCATTTTAATCCTCCTATCTGCGAATAATATATGTAACAACAAAATTCATTTTTTCATCTTCAACAAATTTATCGGACGGTGCACTTATGTAAATCCACGAACCGTCTATTCTCACATTACGCAAGTTATTCTTTGTAGAATATACGGCAATACTTGCAAGTCTACTTTCTGCTTTTGACGGGAACGGCAAACCCGTCATTTGCAAATATGTTTTATCCGCCAACATACTTGTAATATTTACAGACACAGTAACTACGTCGCCGTTCTTTGCGTAAACGAAGTTTCCCTCACTGCCCTCATAAATTGTCTGCGCCGGAGATAATTCTCCCGAACCGATTTCGTTATTCGCCGCATCATATTTGTTTGCAAGCGATTTTTCTATATCGGCTTTGTTCTGCACAACGGTCTGCCTAAGCGAATTAACACTGTTATACACAGTGCCGCTTGTAACATAATTTGGGCTGTTTGCCGCAGGCACGGTATCAAACGGCATTTTATCAAGCTTAAGGTTTAATGATCTGTTTATATACGTTTTATCATAAGCATCAGTAATTCCGTAGCCTGCCAAAGTCGTTGCCTTATCAGCTTTAAGATTAATCTTCATTGTCACTGTTTCGTCAAGGTCTGTTATTTCATCTTCAAGCTCGGTTTTATCTGCCTTTGCAGATAAGGCTGTGTTAATCGCAGTTATTCTTTCGGTTAGCGTGTTGATGTTGCTATCCGCAAGCGCTAGGTCTATGCTGTTCTCGTATATGCCGTTTTCGATTTTGTTGAGGTTTTCTGCGCAAAGTGGTGTAGCTGTGCTCGGTGCGTCTTCCCAATTTGTTTTTGTGTATGCCATAATATTTATTCCCCCTTTGCCTCTATGCTGTCTGTCAGAGCTTTAATTCCGCTCAGTGTACGGCTCAGCACATAGGCTTTTACTTTTTCTTTTTTAGGTTGTCCTGCGTTATCATATACAAAATCACCGTTTGAATCAGTAACATAGCTTTCAATTTCTATTCCGTCACCAATCTGTACCCAAGGTCTGCCGTCAAGAGTAGCTGTAAGCGGTGTGTAGGAACAATAATAAAATCGTTCACCTGTTTTGCCGTTAAGAAGATTTTGTACATTGTGTATTACCGAACCGCCTGTGCCGTCATCCTCCTGTCGGCAGACTGTATTTTTTGTTAAGTCATAACTGTTCGACTCATCGCCCCACAAAGTTTCAAACTCGATTGTTTTTTTCTTCCTTGACGAATAACCGTTGATAAACACAAATTTGTTGTAGCCGCTGCAATCGTATTCTTCTGCGTATAAGTTTTCGTAAAAATTGTATTTTTCTGTACTCTTGCCGAGTTCGATGTATCTAAAAACACCATAGCTTGCATTAGGAATAATTGTTCCGAATACTCCGAGCAATTCACAACAATTCTTGAGCAGCTCGCCGTATGTAATTGTATTTGAGTCCTCAAGCCACGCTCTGTTGTATGTTGGAAAATTCCGTACAGTTAAGCCTGTTGATTGGTCTATCATCTCATCAAGAATATCTTTGTTATCCTCGACCTGAATCATATGCTTTCCGTTGTAGTTAAGGCATAGCACAACCAATTCGCCGATTTTATAGCCGTTTGGATAAGTTTTCCATAAATTAAACAGCTTATTTGTTGCGTCAATGTCATATAACATAGAGAGTGCGTCATAAGCGACAACGTGCCGCTGATTGCGGTTATTCTTGTCGAGCTTGGCACTGTCAATAATACCGCTAAACAAATAATATTCCTTTGCAGCTACGGTTTCTCCCGGCAAAAGTGATGTACCTAAAAACAGCTTTGCAGATGGCAGCAGCTTTTCTCCGCTCGGAAAACGCTGCGTTAATTTTACGCTTATCCATTTGCCTACAAGGTCATTTGTAAAGGTTCTGTCAATTGAATTTACAATGTCAATGTTAATTTCAGCGGCAATACAGCCACCGAATTTCAGCTTGCTTTCATCGCAAATTGACTGTTTAAGGCTCATACTTTCGCTTGCTATGTTTTCCTCGGTAATGTCCTCGTATTCACCGTTTGGAAATGAAACTGTAAGCGTGTTTTCAATCAGATTTTCAATAGTCTGCTTTTTGTGCAGGCTTGAAACCTCAAGCAAATTAACCACCTCTTAATATTCAATAAATGTAAATGTTACGGCGGAATATTTTATATTATCCGCAGTAATTATCTTTGGCGTGTATGTTATATCGGGTATATATGCGGTCATAGTGCGGTACGCAAGAAGTTCATCGTCCCAGTATTCAACATTGAGCTTGCGTTGCTGAGAATTTGACATAGCACCGTTTAAAATATTTCGTATAGACTGCATTTGTGTAAGGGTAAGACCGTCAATTGTATTAAATGTAATCTTAGTTTTGTTGTTCGGTGATGTTACTCGTCTTAAAAGGTTGTTGCTGTCACGATAGGCTTTAATCTCCGTACGCTGTAAAGGTGTGGCTTGATAGCTCTCTTTAGCTATGAGCTTATGTGGAAACTGCAAGCCGTTTTTCGGGAATTTAATTAAATAGCCTTTAAATTCACTCAATCTTATCCCTCCTTACGCAAAAGCGGACCTGCCAGTGCGTTTCTTGATTTTGTTATTCTCATCAGCAACAGCCTCAAAAAGCACCCTGCCGTCGGGCATAGTCAATGTAATGTGAATATCACCGCCGTTGCCCGCTCCGCCATATTCAGCAAGTACCTCAGCCATAGCCTGTTTCATTGCTGATATTGGCGAAACAACTTCCGCTTCACGCTTATTATCGCCGAGAACTGCAAGAAATTCACCGTAATTTGCAGGTACATATGCCCCTGTGGCAAGTTTTGGAATGTGCACCTCATCAAGCCGACCTGCGTGCCATTCCTGTCCGAATAGCTTGCCGATAGCGTTAGCAACCGTATCCACACCGCTTAACATTCCGTTCAACGCTGAAATAAAGCCATTGATAAAATTTTCAAGTCCGGTTAAAACATTGTTAAGAGGCTTTTTGATGATGTTATACAAGGGTTCAAAAACATTTGAAAAGATTGTTTTTATAGGCTCTAACGCTTTGCTTATATTCTTTAACATCATGGTAATTACACTCTGTACTTTTATACTTGTATCAGATAAACCATTGACAAGACCTAAAACTGTATATTGTCCACGCTTATACATTTCTTTTGACGGAGAATGTATATCCATTGCACTGTCGTATTCACTTAATACAGTATTTGCAAGACCATTACTGTTTTTGACAAGTGCCTCCTTATATTTCTGTGTACCCTCAACAAGTCCAAGCACTGTGTTTTTTCCGCTTTCTGTTGCTGCCTCTTTTAATTTATCCATTGATGCCCAAAGTATTTTACCATTTTCGTCAGTTGCTGAAAGAATATCGTTTTGTGAAATCATCTGTTGATTATATGCCATTAATACTGCAGCGGCATCAGAATAATCTCCATTCAGGACTTTTTGAACATCTATTAAATCATCGTTAGTCATTATTAATTTATTAATTTCACCAACTGATTCGTTATATTTGTCTTGTAAATCATCATATGCTTCACTTTCATCTTGTAATGTTTCCAAAAGTTCAATGCCTTCTTTATAAAAAGCATCGTTTTTTGCTCCACCTCCATAGTAATAATTTTCGAGTGTTTTTTGTGTGATATTTCTCTTTTTTAGAAAGTCATCTAATTTCTTTTGTGTGCTCTGTATTTCACTGTATTTAGATTTCATTTCCGTTTTGATTTCGGCTGTATTTTTATTTGCTGTAATTTTAGCTTTGGCATTTTCAGTTTGTAATTCTGAAAGTGCAGATTGATTAGCAAGTTTTTGGTAATCATCGATAGTTTTATTGATTTCATCTTGTATCTCAGATAAATCACCTTTCAGCTCGACCTTACCCCCATCGCTTATTGTGACATAATTATCCCATGTATCGCTAAAGCCGCTAACATTATCTTTAAAATATGTAACAATGGTTTGCAATTCTGACTGTTCTTCGGGAGTAAGTTCAGCTTTGCTGATTAAGGTTTCAAGTTTATCCTGATATTCATCAATCAATGTATTATCAGCATAGAGCTGGTCAACCTTATCTAATGTATTTTTGATTGTGTCGGTAATTTTCTGCGTTGTATTTTCAAGTCTGTTTTTCACATCGTCTATTTCATCACAAAACTTTTTAGCCTCAGAATTGCTCCATTTTAGTTCATTGTAAATTTGAACCGCTGAAACAATACCCGTTATTGCGCTTGCTATAATAAGCAGAGGGTTAGCCGAAATAACCGAACTGATGTTTTTAACTGCTGATGTGACTTCACTTATACCACTCGCAATAGTCTTACCTGTCTTGAATGCGATAACTGCTGTGGCAACAGCGCCAATACCCGTTGCTACTGCTTTTAACATATCCGGACTTATCTTATTAACTATATCTGAAATTGCCTCAAGAGCCTCAGAAAACAAATTTAACAAATCCGGTACAGCTTTCTCAATCGTCCATTTTGCAAGCGGCAATAAAACATTCTTGTACGCTTGTTTTAGCTTATCTCCGCAAGCCTTGAGCAGATTTCTGAATCCCTCGGTCAAGCGTTCAACCGCCTGTGCAATGGGGTTAATGTCAAGGTCCTCAAGCCATTCGAGGCGGTCAGCTGACATTTCATCAAGCAGCCCTGTTATATCTTCGACAATGCCTAATATGCTCTCCCAAATTTTTCTGCCTGTATCGTTTTTCTCCCAAGCGTCTTTAATTTTGGTTCTGAGAGTTTCAGTATAGTTATTGCAGTTGCGGATAATCTCAAGTATATTGCTCCAAATTTTCTCGCCCTTACCGTCATTCCACACCTGCCTGAATGTATCGCCTACCGTATCCAAAAGCTCAACAAGGCTGTTCCATTTGTCGATAAACGATTGCACCACGCTGTCACCTAAGCCTGCTTTGTCCCAAGCATTTGTAAAAGCCTCTGCAATATCGCCTATTGTGCTTACAAAAGTGTTAATTAATGAGTTGATATTTTCAAGCACCTTTTCGCCTGTGCCGTTATTCCACACTTTCTCCCACGAATTTTTAATTGTTACGCAGGCGGTTTTTACCTTGTCAAGCGAATTTACAATATTGCCAATAGTCTTGCTTGTGTGCCTGTCGCTTTCAAGCATAGCTTGCTCAAGTGCATTTTGCATTGATTTGATTTCAGAGCTTGGCGCTTGCGTACTTGTGTCTGAGCTGTTGTCCGAGGTGTCGCTCATCACATTGAGTTCATCAAAGCCTGCAAGGTTTTTCTGTAAGTCCTCGGCTGCCTCCGATGTTTTTTCAATCTCAGATGTAGAACTGTCCGCTTGACTTGCAAGGTCTGACATATCGCTTACAGCTGAGCTTGTTGCATTGCTTGTTGCAGTAGAATAGCCGAACACCTGAGCTGTAAAGTCTTTAAATTTCTGTGCCGCAACGCTAAGTCTTGAAATAAATTGATTAATGCAATTAAGCAGCGGAGTAAAAGCATTTATCAAGCCTTGACCGATTGTAGCCTTGATACTGTCAAACTGCAGCTGTAAAATTCTCGTTTGATTTGCCCAACTGTTCTGAGTGCGTGCAAAGTCACCCGTTGCATTGCTCAACTGACCGAGTACAAAGTTATATCTAAGCGTTACCTTTTCTGCCTCAGTCATAGCAGATGTGGTCTTGCCCCAGCCGTTTGCCATTGCGTAATTGTCAAGTGCGTTCTGCGTCATCACAATGCCGAGGTCTTTTAGTGTTTCTGTTTCACCGCTGAAAACAGATTTCAGCTTTGTGTACGCCTCGTCTTGTGTGATGTTATAAAATGACGCCACATCGCCCGTAAGAGCGGTTAATGATGTTGACATATCAAATGCCTGCTGTTCTGTAAAGCCGAAAGCCTCCGCCATAGAACCAAAAGTGCCGACATATTTTTTAGCCATATTTTCAGACAAGCCGTAAGATTTTTGTGCTGACTTTGCCCAATCGTCCACACTTGCAGACATATGGCTGAAAGTAACATCAACTACATTCTGCACTTCTGCAAGGTCTGAGCCAAGCTCTATGCTTTCCTTGCTAAAACTTACAACCGCCGCCGTACCGAAAGCGGTAAGCAGCGTTCTGCCAATCATTTTCGCCTTGCTTTGCAGTCTGTCAACAGCCGTTCTGACTGTTTGTAATGATTGCTTAGCCTTTTTTGCACTCATAGAAACTGATTTCTTAACGCTTTCGCAAGTATCATTTGTGCTTTTGCCGACTGCCTCTGTGTTGCGATTAGCTGTGCTCTCAACCTTATCAACAACCTTTTCGGCAGATTGCTCTACTGATTCTGATACCTTTTCCGCCGCCTGTGCGGTTTGCTTTGCCGAAATTTGAGCCTGTTCGGCTTTTTCTTGCGTAGCAGTAATTTCACGCTTTGCAGAGTTTTCTGCCGCCTGAGCCGATTTATCAGCCTGCCCTTTAGCAGTTTGTGCTGTCTGCCTTGCCCCCGACTGTGCTTTCTTTTGAGCCGCCTCAATAGCTTTATTGATTCTTGCAATATCCGAATTAAGACCGCTTGTGTCGATTTTGGTATTAAAAATCAAGCTACCGTCAACCGCCATGTAATCACACTCCTTTCTGTAAAATTAAAAGGGCGTAACGAAATGTGACACCCTTGTGGTATAAAAACAGCGCACACCCGAAGATGTACGCTGTAATTAGCTTATTTAGTTGTTATGCTGTTTTTAAGTACAGCAAGCGGAATGTTTCTCTGCCTTTTGGAGTAACAAGTGTTTGAGTGCCACTCCATTGTGTCTTTTCGTTAAAAGTTTCTTTGATTTCAAACAAGCCATTGTTCTTGTTTGCGTAAGGCATAAGTTTTCCACGCTTATCACGATAAAGATATTTTTTCTCAAGGAGAAAACTTATGAAATCTTTTTGCTTTATTTCAAGCTGTTTTGCAGTTTCTCTAAGATTTGTAAGAAGATTTCTGTCAACGAGTTCGTCAAAATATTCAGCTTTGGGTTTCATTATCTGATTATCTACCTTTAATTCTGAATTAACCGCCTGCAACTGCTTATTTTTAGTCTGCTCATCTTTTAATGCTGTTGCAAGTTTAATAAGCGTATCCGGATTAAGTATCGCCTGCTCAATAGTTTCTTGTGTCATATAAGCACCGTGCTTACGAATTGACGGTAATACTTCTGATGTAACCCAACGCTTAAATTTTTTGGCACTAGGCAACTTACTTGAAAGAATAAGGCTGTATAATCCGCTCTCATTGATTAAAATTCCCTTTGTTCCGTTAACGGTGAACAATTCGTTCACCGTCCTATCCTCGTCATCTATATGATCACGAAGTGCCTTTTGTGGGTTGTTATAACCAAGCACCTCTGCCACATCTTTACCGACAAAATACGGCTCACTATCAATCTCTAAAGTTCTGATACTGCCAAACTCTGTATTTTCAAAAATCTGTATTTTGTTTTCCATATCATTTAGTCCTTTCAAATCAAATGTTTTTGACACTTTCCTGCATAATCTTCATAGCGTAAGAAAAGCCGAGCAAAAAGCCAAGTTCCTCGTGTACAACAGCACCTTGAATAATACTGTCTTCTGCATCAAGGTTTTTACCGAGTTTTAAAAAACTTATAGCGTCCTCAAGTGCTGAATCGGATAATTTGTTAACCTCTTTTACAAGAGCATTATTCCGATAGTCTTCACCCATTACATAATCGCAATAGAGATTGTCCAAATTCTGATAATTCTGTTTAAAAACATTTGCCATAATAAAAAAAACTCCTATCATAATCATAATTTTAATTTGACAGAAGTTCCGCTAAATGATATAATAGATTTCAGATAGAGATACTTCTGTCTTTTTGTAACGGTAACTAATCGCTTTGGTCGGTGGATAGTTGCCGTTATTTCTTTTTAGGAAACAATATATCGTCCGAAAGAATTAAGTCTGATATGGTTCTTGCCATAATATCAGTAAAATTAGACGGTTTTATTTTAAGATTACACTCATCCATAACATCCTGTATTACTTTTGACACTCTTCTTTTTAAATAAGATTGCTTTTCTGCTAAATTCATTTCAGGAAATTTTTTGAGGTCCTTAGTAAAATACTGTTCATGAAGATTATCAAGGACTAATTTTTCTATTATGTCATTTACATGACACCCCTTTTCAAGTGCCATTTTCTTCAATTCGAATAGTACATCTTCATCTATTGTTGTCCTAAAAGCTTTTCTCATTCGTCATTCACCCCTATGTTCATATAGTACACCGTTTATGTTCATATGTCAATACCTATTTAAAAATAATTTGATAAAATTTTAGCCACCCCGTTTGGAGTGGCTTTTGTTGCGTTCTGCTTTGCTATTTATATCCGTATCTAAACTGCATACATTCACCGATTATTTTTGAGTATTTGGCTCTTATCGGCTTTATTATTTCTAATTCAGCAAGTTCATCATTAGTATAATATATTATTTTACCTTTATCTTCTGCTAATTTAGAAATCTTTTGAAATTCAACAGAATTAATTTCTTTCATATCAAAAAAAGCATATTTTGATTTAGGTGCGTATTCCGGCAAGTTTTTACAAATCCAATCGTATTGTAATTCAGTTTCTTTCTTTAGTTCGTCTAACCTCTTACCATACGGTTCGTACCATTCGTTAGCCTCACATTCTTTAACAAACATCTCATATATTTTCTTTTCACTGTCTGTTCTATCATCAATAAATGGGCGATTGCTGTATTGTATAATATCTACCGGTTTATTTATAAATGTACTTACATTAAAGAAATCATCTTCTAAATCTAAATCAGAAATGGGAGTAAAACCAATACCTTGGCAAGTACAACCATATTCTCGTTCAAATTTAGGAAATCGTTTATCTTCACCTGATAAACTAAACACTCTGCCTCTTCGTTTAGCACATTCGGAACAACAACCTAAAAAATACCCTGCCTCAACTAAATCGGTTTCAAGTAACTTAGCATCTTCTAAATTCTTTTCTAATACTCTTTTATCAAGTTCTGCCCTTGTAATTAATTCGTCATCAACTTGCACTGGTTGCATTCTAAACCAAGATATAAAAGACATAAGATAATCACTCCTTTGTTACATAATATAACAAAGTTTGTGTATTGTCAACAATAATTTTGTGTAACGCCTATACAAGATTGTTTATAAAATCCTCTTCGGCGTCAAGTTCTGCTTGCTGTTCGGGAGAGAGCTTTTCCTTGATGTCAACAAGCTCTTTGTGCTCATTGTAAAAATCACGCTCCCATTTTTCAAGCTTTTTGCCCTTAGCACGCTTGCCTCTTATGTTCATTACCTGCGAGAGCAAGCCGTCGCCTACCTCGCTGAAATAGCCGAGAAAAGTCCACCAATGCACATAGCTTGCAATCCTTGTTTCAAAGCCTGCAACATTGTTAAGTGCTGGGAAAATAATGCTTTCGTCATAGCTCCAATCAATAATTTTGACTGGAGCTTTTTTCGATTTCGGCACATCTCCGCCGTCAAGAAACCACAATGCCTTTTTGAGTGCCTCCTCAACATTCTTTGGAACTTCCTTGTATAAGCAATTCAAGCATACTGCCGCTTTTTCGCCGTAGGTTAGCTCTTTGTCGGCATAAGCCTCGAAAATCAAGAGAGCAATACGAAAATCAGAATTAATCTCGTACTGCTCTCCGTCTATTTCAAGGCTTGTAGGAAGTAATCCAATCACTTTGCAAGCCTCTTTGCTTGATTGAGGTACTTCTCAATATGCTTGCTCTGCTGAACGTGTGCGTTTTCAATGTCACTTACGATGACCGGCACAACGCAGTTGAGAAAGTTCTCAAAAATCATACTGCCATCATCACAGATTGAAAGGCAATTTACATCGCCAAACGCACCCTGACTTACACCTGCACCGAGAACATAGTCTATTTCTCGGCGGATTTCATTGTCAACATCAAGAAAAATTTCAAAGGTTACATCCTCGGGTTTCATATTCTTGTACTTCTGCACAAGCTCTTCTGTGCGTTCTGTCAGCTTGTTGAGTCGCTCAACGAGTGAGTAGTCTGTGGTGTTAATCTTGATTACTGTGTTTTCATCATTGTTGATTGCATATGTTTTTAAGGGTGTTTTAAAATTCAAACTCTGCATAGAATCACTCCTTATACAGTTTCGGTAAATGTCGGTACCTTATCTGAGATTGTCGCTGTACCCTGCTTTCTGTTGCCGTCAAATGTAACATTAAACGGAATGTTTACACCGCCCTGTGCACCGCCGTATGACTGCGGTTTAACGATGCAGTCCTCAATCCAAGCATCATAAGAGCCTGTTTTCTTGTCAATGAGCACTTCAAGAATTTTGGTTTTGCAGTCATCACCGGTAAGGCGGTTCATTGCAATATCCTTGATTTTCGGGTAAATGCTGTCACCTGTATTTGCGTAATATGTTCCAGCGTCAAGGGTAGGCTCGTAGCCATTGTCATTTACAGAGGTTTCATCAAGAATGTTCTTTACTGTGCTTGTGTCCGGACTAAGCTCGACCGACATATCGTCAATGTCCTTGCCGATAAGATACCACTTTGGACTTTCGCCTGTGCCAAAGCTTGCGTCAATAAAATGTAAAAGGTAACTTCTCTTAAGTTTACCGATATCGGGTGTTGATACTGCCATAATAATTCCTCACTTTCAATTTTTAATCAATTTTCAATAGCATATTGGGCGGTGATTTGCAATTGGTACTGCACACCGCCGTTGTTGTTTTCGTCAGGTATGCTGTAAAGCATTCCGTTTGAGCAAGTGAGTTTTTTAAGCTCACCGTATAAAATGTTGTCGCCGACCTCAACTTCTATGTCACCCTCTGCGTGCCGTTCAAGCCACATTTGCAGTTCAAGCAACATTCCACTGTTTACAAGTCGGTCATAGTCGTTGAGCGACTGACAGGTAGCGTACAGGATAAAGGTGTGATTGCGTGTTTGATTTCCTAAAATATCTTCCTTTACAAGCGTGTCGCCTGTTGGGGAAAGTCCAAAATCCTGTACCTTATTTGTTGAATAATCAATGTGCACAAGCTCGCCGATTTTCGGAAACTCCTGCACAACGGACCTTACAAGTTCGATTATATTCATTTTGCATTACTCCCAAGTCTTCTTGCCGCCGCTTGCAGAATATCCCTTTTGCGGTCGGCTTTCATTCGCTCAAACCACATTTTGCCCGCAAGCGGGTGCTTGTCCTTGCTGTACTGAATATCTCTGCCTGTCGGGTGTTTTTTCTTGCCTTTAGGACTTCGCCAACCGATTATAATGCCGTCACCGCTATAGTGTCCGAATACGATATGCTCCGTACCGTCTTTTTCTCGCACGATAGGATAGTTAGGACCATACACCTTGCCATAGTAAAGATACCTTGCATAAGGTGTAACCTGTTTGATTTCTCCACTGCCTATAACGGTATGTATAGTTGCTGAATTTTCGAGTACGCCGATTTTAAAAGGTGTGTACGGCTTCATCAGCTTAATGCAATCCTCGTCAACCTCTTTTTGAGCAAGTAACAGGTTATTATTCAGATTGCCTGCAAAGTTCTTGCTCCACTTGAGAGAAAGAGTGCCGCTAACATCAGACGGCTGATTCACATTAAAAAGCATTTAATCACCTCGCAGATACTTTGATGTGCTGTAAATCCGCAGGGCCGTAAAGCAAACGGTCAATACTCATTACTGTGTGAATTTCGTATTTGTCTCGCAAGGTTTTTAGGCTCTCTGATACGCTCCTGTCGCTTGAATTATCAAAGATGAAATTACACTCACCTTTTACAATAATGTCTTGAGAGGGGGACAAAGGGGATATATCAGCGTTTGGAAACAGACCGTTGCTCGGAAATAAAAAATCATTCGGAGCAAGAACAAGCGCATTTAACGGAATGTATATAGCTATTCCGTCAGCGTTCTGCATTCCGCTTTTAAGTACGTTAGCGGCTTTGCACTCCTGCCAATGGCAATGCGGAATAATAAGCCTGTCAAACCCTTTGCCGTTAAATCTGTAAAGGGTCATCATAGTATCCGTAAACATAATCAAACACCTCTGTACAAAAGGTCTGTGTCTGCAAGATACTTATATACTGCGGATTTAACACATCGTGTAAGTTGCTTTTTGCGAACCTCACAGCTTTCATACGAGCGTGACACATCTCCGACTTTTTCTGATGTTATGCCCTCACTGCCGCTCATATTATCGGCTTTATACATCAGCTCTGCGACCTCACAGCAACAAAGTTTCACAGGCTCGATTATATCTTTTGTATCGTCAATATTTGAGCCTGTGTAAGCATTAATAATAAGCGTTGCATCTCTTGCGTAGTAGGCAAAAGCGGAGGTAATGACCGCTTTTCTGCCACATAGATATTCGGATTTATAATAGTTTTCGTCAGCGTAAACGGTCAATATTAACACCTTCTTAAGCCTTAGCGGCAGCGTGGAGATAAATGCCCGCTGTCTTATTTTCGTAAACATCTGCAATGCCTACCATTCTGTAACCGAACTTGTAACCGTCCGACTCCTGATTCACAGCAGGTTCGATGACCTTGGTATCAAGGTGCTTTGTAAACTGAATAAGCGCAGGCTTATGAATAATCATAAAGTTGATGTTTGAGGCGGCAGTGGCTTTCTGATAGCCGCCCTTGGTCTTGCCGCTTGATGTGCCGTCAAGCTGTTCAATCGCTGTATAAAAGCGTGTCTGCGGCACTGTGATAATCTTAGCAAATCTGCTGAGAACCTCTCTTGACTTTGTTGTGTCCAAATCCTGCACAAGTCCGTAAAGAGTTGGTGTAATGTAAAGGTAACGCTGCTCGTACGGAACTTCGTCCTCGTCCATCTGAGTAGTACCCTTGCGGAGTGCCTCGATTACTGCCGCACCTGTGGTAAGGTTTGCAGGTGTGGCAGAGGTAATACCTGCGTGACTTGCGTATGCAGCAAAGCGAAATGCGTCAAGCTCCGGCACAACCTTGGTGCGGATAAATTCGCCCGAAAGTCTGCCGAACGCAACGCCTGCGGTTTCTACATTGTCCATTGTATCAACAGTAAACATTCTGCCACGGTCGAAGTTACATTTAACCGTTTCGTTAGTAAGTGTAACATCGCCGCCAACATATCCGCTGTTACGGGAATAATTTGCAAGTCCGTCCATTGAAATCATTGGAATAATAAGTTCATTGGAGTTTGCGCCCGCTGTCGCAAGGTCGGACGCACCGTCAAGTTCGCTTGTAAGTGAACTCTGCTTGTAAACCTCGTCAAGCAAAGTAGTGTAAGTTTTAAAAAGTGCAATAGAATTTGCCATAAATTTTCACCTCATTAATTATTTTTCGTCTGTACTAAGTCCCATTGCCGCTCTCATACTTGCAAGAGGGTTTGACTTAATACCTGCGTTTCCTGTATTCTTTACAGGATTTTGGAACGGCTCATCAGAACCGAACATATAGCTGTTTTCGGATTTCACGCTTTCAAGAGCCTTAGTAATATCGTCTGCCTGATTTTTTGATGTTTTAAGACTGTCAAGGTCAAGCAAAGCCTTAACCGCCGTTGCGTTTCTCGCACCGCTCTTTGAAATAGCACCGTCAAGTACAGAGTTAAACTCCATATCCGCAATTTTTGTTTGATACTCGGTTTCTTTGTCTTTAAGGCTTGTGTTGAGTTTTGCAATCTCGCTTTTAAGATTTTCGACATCTACGCCCTCAAACTCTTTAAGTGCCGTCCGTGCTGTTTCAAGCTGTGATTTGTAATTATCTCTTGCGGTTGTGATTTTTTCAACCTCTGCAACAGTCTTGTAATTTGCAAGCACCGCCTTATCAAACTCTGCCTTTTTCTCATCGGGAATTGTAATACCGATTTCAGAGAGAAGTGTGTGTATGTTCTTCATAATATAAATCCTTTCTGCATAGCTTATATTCCGCTTTGCCTGCGGTAGAAATTCAGCCGTATAAACCAACGGCGGGGTAAAATAAAAGCACCTATGCAATCAAATGCAAGGGTGCTTAATCTGCTTTATTTTTGTTGTCTTCAACTTCAATAACAAAACCTCGGTCAATAAGGCTTTTCGCTCGGTCTTTGGTACATTCAAAGACTTCATTGACAGGTCTGTTGATAAGACCGTTCATTTTATCGTTAAACGACACAACTACTTTTACTTTCATTCTGTCACCGCCTTTCTGATTTTGGGTATTAAAAAAGCACTCAATCCGATTGATTAAGTGCTAATCTCTGTATGAAATTCACGCATAACAAAACCGCCCACAAGGAGCGGTTAGTCTTCTTCCAAGTAGTCAAATTCACTCGACATTGAGCGTTCTTTTTCTTCGTCTGTTAATGTAGAAAGAAATTCTTCCATACATTTTATTTGCAATTCAATAGGTCCGTCGATAATTGCGTTTCTTGATTTATTTTCTTCCACTCCAAATCACCCCAGCTTTTGATTTATTTAGCAAAGTTTTAACAAATCTATCTTTTTCCTCATCGGTTTCCTTAACCACTATCTTCTTATACAATCTATTACACTCAAGAGCAAATCTATTGTTGTCAAAATCATCGGTTTTAGTTAAATATTCAACTGTGCCGTTGTTTTTTACAATAGTAATTGTTCTAACATTTTTATTTGCAAATACATCCAAATCGTTCATAGAATAACTACTGTTTCTCGGATGATTATGTAAAATAGTTAAATTTTTTCCTTTTGTCTCCAAGTATGTGCCAAAGTCAATTTTTTCATCAGAACCTGTAAATGGTTTATAGTCAACCAATCCGTCGCGAAAAACAAATGCAACTTCTTTATTGTCATTTTGTTCTTTTGAAAATTTCAAAAGCTCCTTATGTTGTTTTTGAATTTCAACCCTTTGTTCTTCAGAATATCCGTCAATATCAACTTTCGGCACTCGCTCGATAGCTTTATCTGTTATTGGCGTAATAGGCTTTTTATTTTCCTCTTTTATTATACCACTACTGCCCGATTTTTCAACACCGAATTTACCTTTAAAGGTATGATTTTCTGTGTTTTTAATCGGCAAAGAAGTAGTTTTTATTCCGCCTATCGGTGAACTGGCTTTTTTAGGCTTTGTAATACCCTCAACGCTGCTGCCGCCAACTGTTACTCTGTCCCATTGTTGAGAAAGTCCGACGCTTTTTGAGAAGTTCACATATTCATCGGAAGTTTTTACATATCTTGCACGAGCGTTAATTATTGCTTGCTCGTCAGCCCCGCCTTCTTCAAGCAATTTTATTTTCTGCCTTTGTGCCCGCATTGTGGTTTCAAGTCTGCGCTGCCTTTGGGTTGCCTCGTACTTTGTGTATGTCTTGCCGTTGTATTCTACAGGCTTGTTTTCCTCTGCGTTCATCTTCTCGAGCTGTTCATCTGTGTATGTGCGTGGAGTTATGCCGGGAGTGAAAGGCGAATATGAGTGATAGCAGTTTGCGCCGCAAAGTCCTGTTACCGTGCCAAGTCCGCACACACTCTCGAGTTCTTCCTTACTGTACACTCTGCCTTGCCACACCTGATGGCTCGGCCTTGCTCCACTGTGCCACGATACCTCAAAGTAATTTGTGCCGAGTTTTTCGGCGTTTTCCTCATTGATTTTGCCCACAACCTGATTCAGTCCTGTTGACACCGCACGCCTTGCCGCAACGGTAACTCTATTGCTGTAACCGCTTGCATAGTCAACCGTACGCAATCCGCTGTTTGTCATTTCGGTTACGGTTTTTTCGAGTACGGTATTATAATCACTCGCACCGCTTGCAATTTCCGTGACGGCTTTATCAAGTGTTTCTTGATAATAGTCTGCAACGGGAGTAAAGCCCAAACTGCCGTCAGGCTGTCGCTTGGCAAAACCCATTGACTGCGTTATGTTCTTGCACTCGCCCTGTGTCTGTGCCTGCACCGCCCTCACAAATTGCTGTAACGGTTCATTTTCGGCATAGGGTATAAACTCCTTGCCCTGCTCTTTAAAAACGCTCTCAGCCTCGTTATAGCCGCTTTCTATAACACCCGA